ATAATACCAGGATGAATGGCGGTTGTGCCATTGTAGTTTATTTCGAGGGTGTACCTATTAGTACTGCAAATGTCATCCAGGTTGAGACCATCTATCATGTAGAAGGCCAGACAGTGTCTTCAACTGTTCCTGGAGCTCTCACAGCCAATGGGGCTGTGGCCGAAATGGGGTCGACTCAAGATATGGAAGAAGGCATGAGGTCTGTGAGTACCATGTCCAGAGTCGTAAGATTCCTTCAAACCGGTGCTGATTTTGTGCGCCAAAATCCCAATTTGGTCAGAGGTGCCATGGGATATTTTGGAGGTCCTAGGCATAGGGCTATTGCCAATTATTAAGGATGAACTAGACATACATTATGTGTTTGGAGTGGACACTCAACACATTATAATGGCAAGTCTTGCTTTAGCATCCTTAGTTTTAACTTATATGATCTTAACACAATAAGATCCGGTCCTCGTTCCGGAGATAAAGAGGATCGTCATATATATTGACAAGGCACATGGGAGAAGTTCATCTTCTCTGGCAGGTACGTGGGAGAAGTCATCTCCTCTAGGTCCCAACTCACAGAGTGATTTACTTAAATAATCAACCTCAAATTACAAAACATTGTTGTGATAAATTCTGTTTGTTTTGATTTGAGAAGTTTAGCCGATTTTTGTATAAAATCGTTTGTTAAGTTGCTAGAACAACTTTAGATTGCTATGTTATAACTAAACATAACATTCTTGACGACTAATCATTAGCATTATGTTTTTAGGAATGGGCAACTCTCACCCCTTTAATGGGGATATTTATGCCATCATGACACAAATTAACTTGGTTCCCGGACGTCCCGCGGGCCCCCAACTTAATAACATGGAATCCTTGCGCATGGTAGAAAAAGGTGAGAGCAATATAGTACGTGAGGGGTGTATAGAACCCCTGATGTCACGCGAAACTGGTAACCCAGCGGAGTCCTCCCCTTTAGGACACGGTTTCGTGCAGAATTATCTGCAAATTCGCAAAGTTGAGAAGCGGAGAGTTAAACAAGTACCCTTACAAGTAAGGGAACATACTATACTCGCTAAGTACACTATGGTGAAGTGTTATTACTTATTATTTTTATTATATATAAATTATCAACAGCGTATAGTTTTGCCCGGTTTTCTTAAAACCGGGACGCACGACCAGAGAGGTCAACCCTGGGTGATTAACCCAGAAACAAAGACTTTTTTCCCCGCACAGGAGCGTGAGGAAGTCTTTACCTGGAAGCTTAACCAGTTAATAAGCAATTGGAAGAACAACCAACTAAATGGTTCACACGGGGAGCACACATGTGATGACGACATGTTGCCAATAGCTAAGAAAGCTTTAAGGGATTTGGAAAGGACGAGGCGAGAGGCCGATAACCTGAAACACCAAAGACCCACTGACAATCGAGGCAAAGCTAGGTCAAACGAGCAAGTTCAATTTGACAAACGACAAACCGCAAAAACTGGTGGAGCAGAGGTGGTTAAGTTTGAACCCAAAATTGAGGAAAAACAGGTCGAGACGTTGACCTGTTTCGTTGTTCCTAGCATTGGCTTATATGAGATACAAGGGCAAGCTTACTCTTACATTCCTAATGGATATGAGGAGTACGTAAGCCCAGAAGGAGCGGACGTTAGCCCTTGGGGCTATAAGCTGAAGGTTCAGAGTAGTGGATTTGGATGGTTTATCTTGTCGGATGATGAATCAAAGAACCGCTCAACCTATGTGACAGCTGCCTCCTGTACCTTGTATAATAGTGATGGATTCACCTACCGAGATGTTAATAATCGGTTAGTGAATCACCCAGCAGTCAGTTTTCTGTTTTACAAACCCTTATTTGTTACTTTAATTAAACAAATTAAGGCCGGTAAGATAACTGATTTCATAGTGTCTTCAGCTTTGTCTGTTGCAAGCAATACTGCATATTTGGTTGATGGAGTGACTCCCAACCATCCAGTAATTGAATCAACATTAGAAGCTTATAAGCACTATTTGTTCAAGCGCTCAATCTGTGCGCATGACACAAATACTCGGCGATTTATATCGCTGAATTTTGACGAATTAGGTCATCATGAAACTCAACATGCTCTTCATAATGAAGCATGGATTGATCAGAACCACATGGTGGTTGACAAGAAGTTTTGTGCATGGACTGAAGAATCAATAACAACTAGTGAGTTGGATTTGATGTCATGGGAACCCAGGAGAGATTTTGAGATTTTATTGAATCGTGGTGTTAACGTCGAAGATGGACGTTTTCGATTTGGGGAAGACACTAAAGTACCCAAAAGATTCAAAATCACTAAATTCTTCGAGTTTGCCGGGATGGGGTTACAACCGTTCAACAAACACACGCGATGCAATGAAAATTTGGATCATGGGTGTAAGCGATTGATTGGGTGTAGAGTTTCTGAAGCTGTGGAGTATCAGCTCAGAATGAATTCTATACGTATGGCTCAGTGGTTCGCTGACCCATCAGACGCCCACCATCAAGAATTACTGAACATGTGCATTGGGAAAAGAACAGTACGTTTAGAAAACTGTTCCCCAATTTTACCGGGCTTTGACGCTTTTATAAAAGATAGTTTTGGTTATTTACAAACTATCGTGTGCCCTTCTTATGTGGCACGTGTGATGGATTCTGTGAAAACATGGATCCATGCGTCAAAGTATGCCGCTTTAGCATCATGGTATGAACACTCTCCGTTTTATGGGCGTGAGTTGTGGGCCAAAATACCTAATGCTAAAGCGAAGCAACGTGAACAATTTGTAAATGGTCGTCATTACCATTACGAAGAGTATTCCGCGTTGAAAAGTATGGCAGTCTGCATCAAAGATGAGATTGGGAAATGTGGCAAACCGTGTCGATTGTTTGTCAATCTTGATACTGAAAGTGCTTATGCACCGTTAGTACCAATGCATGTGAAATTGGGTCTCCATGGCACCCACATGTTCAAGATTGAGGAAGTAATGATCGAAGTGTTCGTTTATGCTCAACCCAACCCATCTAGTGATGAATTAGACCACGTAGCACAGAAATGTGCAGATGCGAGGTTTTTACAAGACTACGTATTTGTAGCGATCCACTCTGATGATTCGTGCATGGCTGGAAATGTACGAGGAAGGTCAATCATGAGTAATAATGATGTTTCATCAAACGATGCTGGGCAAGATGCTGCAGTGTTCTTTGGAATGTCCTTACTACAATCTAACTTTAGTCCACAACTCGCTTTAGGCTTGTTGAAGTTAGCATGTTTGCCTATTGATATTGCTAGTCCTACCTCAGAAGCCTTTCTGAGACTGTTGTTCAACTCACCATATGAACCTTCAGGGCATAGCAATACATCAGTGTGGAATCATTTGGGATCCATCCTGCTCTCTTTGAGTGCAATCTACTATATGGTTCATACCGATAAACCATATGCAGAATGTGTGAAACTGGGAGCAGAGCAAGTAGGTCATGTTGTCACCTGTGACGAAGTTGATTGTGTTGAGAAAATTCAATTCTTGAAATTTTCTCCAGTCCTTTGTGGTGATAGATATGTCATGTGCGCCAATTTAGGACGCATCTTTAGGAAACTAGGATGTGTTGATGGTGACATGACTCATGACCAACTTGGTATTGACGTGTCAGAGTTTAGGTCACTCACAGCAGAGGAACGCATGAATCGTTTCTGGACTGGAGTGATCACTGGACTTAAACACGAACCTTCAAATCGCATTCTTGATGCGTTGCGTAAGCGTTTTTCATCCAGTAGCTTTACTGTTACTGAGTCTGCACTCTCATTTTTACAGGATGAGACTAAAGATTCCTATTATATGCATAATAGGACGGCAAAAACCGGTGACTGCACTGCGAGTATTATGAGAAGGTATGACTTGACCGAGGAAGATGTTGATGAGTTAGTAGCCGTCATATCTGATTTACATGTAGGTCAGCGATGGAGATTGAGTTCTGTGGCTCAATTTTACAAAATGGATTACGGAGTGGGTATGATAGTTAACGAAGCTGTTCCAGTGCAAGTAGGCACTGTTGAATACAACAATCAGCGTCAAGCTATCCATCGACAGGCATTGTTACAGCCAGTCAACCCTGTACCGCGTGAAATGGAAGTACAACCGTTAATTGGGCCCGTGATGCCAAGAATTAACCCTGTAGTACCTGATCGTGAGGCCGTACTGCGAGAACCCGAAAGAGAAGTTCATAGACCCGTCAGACGTGACATTCAGCAGGGAAATGCTGAGCCGGCCATGAACCCGGCCCCAGTAGTCAATGAGCCCGTAGGTGGCATATTGATGAGGATGTTCCTCAACCGAATCAATCCACTTGGTTTAG